AGTTTCAAGTATCTCAAGAAATTTCTTTAAATAAAAAAGAAACTGTTAATTGTGAGTACCACTTAAAGATCGATGAGATGGACGATGGTAGAGAAATTCCTAGAGGTCTAGGAAATCCTGTCAGAATATATTTTGGATTAAAAACTTATAAAGAGTTTGAGAGAAAAAAATTCAAAATAGCTCATATCGGTATGCATTTATAAAATCATATCTCACGATATAATTTAATCTAGCTGCTTGCCCAACCATGAGACACTACTAAAATTCATATGTATCTCAACTTAGATAGAATAATATCTATAACACAATTATAAAATAAATTTTTTCTTTGTACCCGATACGGCCTAACAACTTATAGTCGATTAGATCTGCGTCGGGTTCATAATTTTTCTAATCATACAAAAATCTGAATTCGTTTAAATTCTTTATTGGTCTCAATTTCGGTTTTGAAGAATTTATCCCTGTCATCAGAATCTACAAATTTAGTAAACGTACTTGATTCAAGTAGTCGGTAAAGGAACCTTTCACGTGTTCTAAGCACTACTGTCAACAGATAGTGCTGATAAAGCACATGGCTGATCTTGCGAGAATTTATTTCAATTGTTTGCATTCTTTACTTTTCGTCCCTAAAAGCCGCACCGAGTTCGCAGTTTTATTTATCCAGCCAACAAAAATTGATTCAGGCGGTTTATAACTCAGAATACTTTTCTAAAAAGTCATCTATCCATCCTTGTGCCACTTCAAGATTGGTTATGTCAGTTAGCTTTAGATTGGTCTCTTCTGCTTCGTTAAAGCCTTCAATAATAGCTTCAAAGATATTTGCCTCACTAATGACTTCGCGTGCCATTTCTGCAGCGTCATAGCTTTGTTTGGCTTTTTTAAGCGAGGCTATTTGTTTATCAATTCCTGCGCCAATTTTTTCTAATGCCAATTTAAATTCTTGACGATTAATCGTTAGTGCAGTTTTGGATTTATTAAGTGTTGCGATCATTATGTTCTCATTAATTCGTTGATAGGTTTAATTATTTTCAATTACACAAAAAGTTGAATTCTTTTAAATTTCTTATTCGCTTCAATACGGCTTCTATAAAATTTATCTCTGTCTACTGAATCAATAAATTCCGCAAATGTACTTGCATCAAGAAGTCTATAAATAAATCTCTCTCCAGTCCTAAGCACTACCGTCAATAAAAAGTGCTGGTAAAGCACATGGCAGATATTGCGGGAATTCACTTCAATTGTTTGCATTCATAACACCCCAATTACCAGTGACTTATTTTTTAAACATCTCGATACAACCCAACAACTTTACCTACCAACTTGCACCCCTCATCTAATTCCATGATTTTTTCATGCCATTTAGGATTAAGTGGTTCTAGATATTTGCCGTTAGGTTCTATAATCAATTTTTTAAAAGTTGCCTTGCTTTCACCTTCGCAAGCAACAATCACCAAATCCCCAGTTTTTAAGTCACTTACCTGAAAATCAGGGTTTACATATATCTTGTCTGTAGGGCGGAAGTCTGGAAGCATTGATTCACCAACAACTTCAAGCCCATAACCATTTTTCCCACACTTAGGGTTAGGTGGTAGCCATTCATTAAATTGTGTATCTACAGGAATAGAATCAGCAGTCGTCCAAGTACCAGCCTGTACCCACGAAATAACAGGGATCAAACGGCCAGCGATAGGAAAGGGTGCTGATACATTACTTTCAAGTTTTTCAATTTCCTCTTCATGAGGAATATCTAACCATCCATGAGATTTTCCAAAAGCTTCCTCAATTTCACGTGCGACTTTATTACCAATACCTTTAATTGGATTAGTACCTGCAAACTGACTTGCTTGAGACTGTCCTTTTCCAATTTTTTCAGCAAAGTTAGATACGCCACCTATTTGATCGACAAGTAAACGGGTATTTGAGTATCTGATTGATTTGCTATCCATATTTCTTCCAATAAAACGTTGTGACATGTCACTACTTCAATTGTAGTTTTATCACCAAAAAGGTAAACAAGAAAAAAGGTTGTATTTACATTACCTAAAAGGTAATATTTAAATTAATCAGTGAGGGTTAATTTATGAATTTCCGTGATTTTATTCTTCAACTTTCTCAAGAAGAATTAGTTGAATATGCAAAAAATGCGAAAACAACAACAGGTTATTTAAAGTCACATTTATTTTATGGCTATAAAGAACCGCGTAAAAACCTACGTAAAGCATTAGCACAGGCGAGTAAGGGCAAAGTTACCGAAACAGAAGTCCTACAGCATTTTGGGTTATATCCTTCGCAACCATTGCACAACCTAAATGGTAATGAAGCAATTATCTAATAACCACGTTCAGAAGGAACACTAATGAACATATCAGATGCTGCTTACAACACCGTGCATGACTACAAAGGCGGCTCAAATGCATTGGCACCACGCTTAGGCATAAGAAGCCCTGCAGTGCTGAACAGCAAAGTGAACCAACATACAGACACGCATCATTTGACCTTGGCCGAAGCATCAAAGCTCATGGCTCTGACAGGGGACTATCGAATCCTGCAAAGCCTGTGTGCGGAACATGGAAAAGTATCTATTGATTTACCACAAATACCTGAATGCCGAGATACAGCGCTTACCGACATTGTTCTGAATATTGGAATGGGTGGTGGAGACGTATGTGCAGTTTTTAAAGAAATGATGGCAGATGGACGAATTACCAAAGGCGAAGCATTAGACATGTCAAAGGTTGTACATCAACTACATATGTTTTTAGCCGAATTAGATCGTCAGGTGCATTTATGTGTAGAAGAAAAAGAAAAAGCCTGATTTCTGAGATCAGGCTTTTCCAATTCAAAACACTTGCGGAGTTTTAAATATGCAAATGAATTTAGCACAAGATTTAAACAATGACAAATTCGACCTGATTGCCGGGGATGTCGTTGTTTTTATACATGGAAATATGCCAGATCACTTGATGACAGTTTCGACTGTAGAGCATTTGGGTGTGTTTTTAGATGAAGGTCAAAAGTTTGCTATGAGTCATTTAGTTCGTACTGCATCGCTAAGCGAACTTGAAGCCAAACGCCGTCAAGATCTACCCGTTGCTTTGTTCGTTTCGGAGGTGCCATGAATAGCCAATTCCAGAAACAACCTGATTTCAAACAACAGCAGGGCATTCAATCATTTTATGAACCTGCTCTACAGATTCTTGATGAAATTCAGGAACAAAAGAAATTAAGTCTTCTCAAAAAAGGCTATGACGAAAACAACGCCGCCGTTACCAAAATTGAGTTTTCACAGTTAATGGCAAGAAGATTTCGTATCACGATTTACCTGGCTGATCAGATTGTATCAAGCCTTGTGAAATCGAATTCAGTTGAATCATTTGGTGGGTATGTGAAGCCCAAAATAGTTGGGGTTTAGCTATGAGTTTAGACGCTTCAAATTGGGCATGGAAAGCAGATGTTAAAAATGCATCTCAACGTGTTGTGCTTTTATCACTTGCTGATCGTGCTGGTGAAAATCACCGTTGCTATCCAAGTGTTCGACGTTTAGTAGAAGACACCAAACTTAACCGTAAAACAATCATCAAAGTATTAGATGAACTAGAGTTACTTAAGCTGGTGAAAGATACAGGCGAGTTTCGTGGAAATGGGGTAAAAGTTTATCAATTGCTGGGCGTGAACGGTCGTGAACATGATCAAAACACTGGCACAACCAGTCCCAAAAATGGAACTAGTACCAAAAGTGGGACAGGTTCCTTTAGCGGTACTAGTTCCAAAAGTGGTACTAGTCCCAAAAACGGGACCGCGACCAGTACCGAAAACGGGACAGGTACCAGTACCAATATTGGGACACTGAATCTCCCAATGGAATCTCCCAATGAATCTAAAAATAAAAAATCGTGGTTTTGCTTTAAAAAACTTCGAGAAGAAATTTATCTGGCCGATGACAGCATCGATTTTGAAACCATCATGAATTCGAAATGGGCTGAACGAGAAAAACGCGCATTCGAAATTTACAACGCTGAAAAACCAATGAGTGATGCTTTGATGATTTATCACTTCGCTGACTGGGTGATTAACGCATATCGAACCAAATATTCGAATAATCAAAATTCAAAGCCATCAGTGGCACAGGTTCGATGCACGCTGAGTGCACCTAACCAGCTTTCTGAAAAACAGATTCACACGTTTGCTCAAAAACTTTCACAGCATCCTGAGTTCTCAAGCAAGTTCTCTGAACCAGGAGAGTCGTACGACAAACTTGCAGCTCGTATCGCCGTGAAACTGGAAGATCCAGCACAAGCTAAAAAATGGGAATCGTATTTGAAACAGGTTGGCTTCAATGGAACGTTAGGAGCTGCAGCATGACGGATGCAGATCGTACCTACATGAATCTCATGATCTTCAAAACCATGGCATCAACCAAAGGACGTATCTCTGTAAAACAGATCCATGAATCTATTCAACCGAATATGGGGATTTCAATTCGTAGCTTACAACGCTATTTGAATGGACTGGCAAGTTGGGGATTGGTGATCAAGGATGGAGAAATACCACAGGGATTTATTCTCACTGATCATGCAAAGAATTTATTTAAAGACTTGGCCAACGGATGTGATGCATGAGCAGCATTTCACTTGTTGAGTACAAAAAATTGTATGGCAAGAGGTCTAAAACCACAGCTAAATCACAACGTCAGCCCCGTGGTGCGAAAGTTGAGAGTGTGGGTGAGTCATTGCTAGCAACACAGCTTAAAGCGCTCAAAATCGAATTTGAGAGAGAATTTAAGTTTCACCAAAAACGCAAATGGAAAGCTGATTTTCATCTGGTAGGCAAAAGAATATTGGTTGAGGTTGAAGGTGGGATCTGGAGTGGTGGGAGACATACAAGGGGTAAAGGCTATATTGGGGATATGGAGAAATACAACTCGGCGACAATGTTGGGTTATCAGGTAATACGGTTTAGTACAGAACAAGTGAAGTCGGGTTTAGCTGTTCAGCAAATTGAAAAGATGGTAGGGGATTTATAACGATGAGTACTGCAGTAGCAAAGCAACACATTTTACAGTCGGTAGATTGGTCGCGTTTTGATTTAGAGGGGTGGTTACAACAGTTTGGGGCATGGTTATATACCAGTACTAGTTCTAGCGGTCGTACTGTGAATCCTATTGCGGTAGCGATGGACAATGCGCTAAAGGTGAAGAAAACTAAAAAGCTCAATGCTAATCAGCAGCTGCAGATTATTGCGGATTATCTATCAGGTGACTATGTACCGCCTAAACCGCGTAAAACGAAAATGACTTGTGAAATTGATGATAACGAAGCTCGAGCAGTTCAACGTCTAGTTTTAGATCTGCAGGGACAATCAGAAGTTCTAGATGATTGGATGGATGCGATCATTGGCCGCTACTTTTACAGTTGCTCATGGTCTGAAATGGTGACAGATGAACGCAGCCAGTTAGATGCCCGTATGGATGTGAAATGTGGGCTAGCTGCGTTGCATAGTCGGTATGGGTTTGTTGCATACAAATAGTATGCAACTAGATTTTTCTTTCTATAAATAATATTTAATTGATTATGAATTAAGTGAAATTTCACAAATAATTCCATTAAAAATAGGAGAAAAATCTACTGAATATTATTGGGAATTTGCTATAAGTATTTTTCTCTAATATTTTATATGTATTTATTTTTATATTGATTAATCAATTTAAATTATTTAAATTATAATTATATTTATGTTTTCAAATAATTTTTATTATTTGTCTTATTTTGTAAAATTTTAATTTTTGTTAAAAAATATATAAGTATGAATCCACTCATCTTTTTTTACTCTACAAGTGTAGTTTTATTTTGTACTTTTATTGCTCACTGTCATGTATGACAAAAAAGTGCTTTTTAAGGAAAAAAAATGAGCAAAAAATTCATATTAAAAAAAATAGTGCTAGCTGGTTCATTGCTTGCGGTAGCGAATATTAGTTATGCAGAAGGGTTTAAGCGCTTTTCAGTGTCAGCAGGTTGGCTACATGTGATGCCTCAGGGAAAGGCAAATCCATTTAATATTAATACGGCAGTGCCTAAAGGTACGGTTGCGAATGTAGGGGCTATCTCTCCTGATGCCTTTATTAATGCTATTGATCCCGATGCAGTACTGAATGATGAACCTAAAACAAATGCAAAAGAATTTTTAAAAGATACATTACCAACTTTAGGTGAGATATTAGGAGTGTTTGATGAGCAAGGAAATATTTCAGCAGATGTCACTGGCACTACTACGATCAATGGAATTGATCAGTGGCGCAACGAAGGAACAGGTCTGGAAGCAGAGGATGCTGATACGCTTGGACTGATGGTAAATTATTATATTAATGATAATGTTTCATTGCAGTTTATTGGGGGAATACCTCCAAAGGTTGATATCAAAGGGAAAGGTGAAATTGTTGCTAATATGAATGGTATTGCCTTACCACAAGGTGATATATCAGGTTTGTTTCCAAATGGTGAATTACCACTTCTAACAGACATCCCGATTACCAATTTAGGGAATAAAAATAAAGCCGCCACAGTTCGTGCATGGACACCTGCATTAGAGGTTCAGTATCAGTTTGGTAAAAGTGGAATAAATAAATTTCGACCATATATTGGTGCTGGAGTCATGTATGCCCATTTTAACGATATTAAATTAGATGGAGGCATTAATTCAGATCTTATTGCTGCAGGGCATATGATTCAAAATATTTTAGATGGAAAAGCGGGAGCTGCATTAGATAAGAAAGTATCAAGTGCAAATCCTTATGTGAAAGTGAAAGCAGAAGATGCATTCGCTCCCATCATAACGTTAGGCGCAACTTATGATATATCCGATAACTGGTATTCTGTTGCTTCTGTCTCGTACGCGAAATTGAATAATAAAACCACAATTGATGTTACCGATGGAAATACTGGTACACGTTTAATTAATTCATCTACAAAAATTGATATTGATCCCTTGATTACTTATGTAGGTGTGGGATATCGTTTTTAATTGAAATACTTATTTTATAAAAAATATTCTCCCTTGGTGTAGGGGGAATATTGACCTTGCGCAAGGGATATGGCATATTTCAGCTATAGTGACCGAAGTGTATGTAAAGCACTAAAGTTAATTAAGAAGCTCATCGAAAGGTGGGCTTTTTTAATATCTTATTAAATTAAGACATGCCATACTGATGTTCATATTTAGATTAAGCTGAATCCTAATTGATATCTCAAAGGGTTGTTATTTTAGGCGGAGTATTACTGGCACTTATATTCTTTTTGTCATCGTATATGCATGATGTTTCTCAAAATGAAAGAATAGGAAGTCTTGAGAAAATAGCTATAGAGATGAAAGCCTCCAAATAGATTTTTTAAAAACATTAGATTAAAAAGCTCATCGAAAGGAGGGCTTTTTTGACATTGTTTGTTCATAAAAATAAAGGATAATCATTTTTTTAATTTTGAGTCTATTCAAAATGCAAATTCTTACTGTTAATAAGTTAAATGATATTCTTACTGAATTGGCAGTTAAACACAAAAAGCCTGAAAAAATATTACTAAGTTATAAAGCTTATGCTGAACTAATGGATGATCGTAAATTCTTTGATGAAGTAGCAGGTTCAGCGATGGATCCAAGCAAAAGAAAATACAAGAATATTAAAATTAAGGTCACTCAAGATGAATATCAGATTGATGTGAAGTGTTCAAAGGAATAGGTTTATTACCAATGAAAGCTCGCCAAATGGTGGGCTTTTTTAATGCCTCAAATTCTTATATTCTTTAGAAAAATCATGAGATAGTGTTATGAGTATTTTTACTAAAGAAGAATTGGAATTATTGTTGATAAAAACAACACAAGAGAATGAAGAACTTAGGGAAGACAATCAAAAACTATTATTACTTGTTGCTGACGCTACAGACAGAATAAAGAAAGCCAATGATATGGCTGAAGACTATCAGCGAATGTTTAATGAGTTGTTTGATGTTATTAAAACTCAATATGATGCAGAATTTACAGTTGAAGATATTCCAAAGCATTTAAGTTAATCCGTATAGCAACGAAAGCTCGGTCACTGATCGGGCTTTTTAATGGATTATTCACATAAAGTTAACTCAAACATTCTATAACTCTACAATTTCTCTATATTTCCTATACTTTTAAGTTAGTGTGTTGGTGATAAGTTTTAGTTATTCCAATAACTCTAAAACAAAAATAGAAAATTAAGACCTGAATTTAAAGCCTATCTAATTCTCCGGAACTAAATAGGCTTTTTATTAAGATCTATGAAGTTTTATTTTTGCTTTTAACCTCCCACCCAGGAGGTATTTTTTTGTCAGGAGAAAAGTCATGCCCAGTTTCAAAAGTTTGCTAATTAGATAAAGACTGTTTGAGCAAGCACGTTTAGATCTCACGAAAGAGGATACAACCCATGCAGTTTATCGAGCATGAATAGGATATGCAGGAAAGTGAAATCAGAATTGGGAGTGATACCCCGCCTTAAAATGACGACGAAACCGAAAATTGATTAGTACTGTGCCTATTCAGTGGCAATCAAAGTAGGGAGTAGCTATGGACCACAGCATAGGACTTCTGTGGTGATCAATTCAAAATCAGATCAGTTGTGAATTAAACGTGATATTTATCAAAAAATTACGAAATATACTGATTGATTGGATAGCAAATATCGAGTAATTTTTCCATTAGGTTAGATGAGGTTGTAGATCATCTAATTGAGCGAAACGATTGACACTCGGAAAGACGAGAATTACCACAAATGCTCACAGAAATGTGAGCATTCTTAATGCCCTGAGAAATGTTTTTTGTGTAAGCAATATCAGGGCACCTTATGGCGGCTTTCTTTATTCCTGATGGTTTGTATTGGATGCCGCCACCCAGATTCTAATTAGGGTTAATTTAAGAAATATTGGTTTATTTTTAATTCTTATTAATTTTTTCACAAAAAATTCACAAGTAAGTATGCATTATTGCTACTAGAAACAGATGTAGTTTCTGAATGACCTTCCAAGGTCCTTAGTTTATAGGCCCACGTCACCTCTCTGACTGGGCTTTTTTTATCAGGAGAAAAGTATGCTCCAATTCCTATTCTGTTTATTCGGCTTTCATGGTGCGACTGAAGTTGAATACACGATTGATGATGAAGAAACCAAAGTGTGTCGAGATTGCTTGAAGAAGATTGAATAAGTCTCGCAAAGATTTATATATGCGAGACATTAAATACTTAGGATTAACTTAAAAAAGGATCATTTCTTATTTTTTTAATCTCTAAAAAGAGTAAGAAAGATGCCATTATAAGCAAAACCGCAAGTGTGAAAAAAAACATATCTTTTGAGTATATTGCGAGTGCGATACTTAAAGTGGTTGCAACTAAAAGAACGATAAGAATCACATAATAAAAAATATATTTCATGGTTTTAGTAAAGATTAGGTATTAATGATGTTAACAGTATATCAACTTTATTTAATTTAAATTAAGTAAAAAACCTATAATTTTTAGGTTAATTAAACAATTGCCGGACGTATTACGGCACATAAAAGCCCCTTCGCATTCTAGATGTTGAGGGGTTTTTCTTTTCTTATTGGTGGTGAATATGCGAATGAGTCGAATGAGCTTAGGTATGGCCTTAGCGTCAATGGGGATGATTGCAGTTAGTGATGGATTAAATAGATCTACCGATAGTCTAGGCGCATTATCTCGAACTATGCGTTTGACTCAACCAGCAAAACATAAATCAAAGCCTAATCGTATAAGTCAGGCAAAGCGACGCAAGTATAAGCGTCAAGGTCGGGGATGATGGACATAGTAGAGGCAAAACGGAATATCGAAAAATACGAAGCTGAAATCACCAAATGGCAAGCCCTATCACGCGGATTGATGTCACGTGATGAAATGATGCTTGTTGATAAGAAGATCAATCAATTAAAAGAATGGTCGAAGAATTTAAGAAATATGCTGCATGGATGAAAAACAATACTTTTCAGCAACACGCAAAAAACCTTACAAACCAAAAGTGAAAAATAAATCACTACCTAAGCCTGGTGAAAAATACTTAGAAGCATTCGATCGACTTAAAGAAATCCTTGATCGCATGGAAATTAAGTATGAAGAGTATTTTCACTTCAAAAGCACCAAGCATTGGCGTTTTGATTTCCACCTTATTGAATATCGAATGTTGATTGAAATTGCTAGTGGTCCATGGTCAGGTGGTCGTAAAGGTCGTCTTGCTACAAAGGCTTGGAGTGTTGATCGTTATGACCATGCTGAAGAAATGGGATACAGATACATGCGTTTTGAATGTGCTGATATTTCAATGGGGCGTACGACATCCTTGCTTAGAAATTTAAAGGCATCTTATGGACCAGATCAGACCATTTCCACCGACTGATTTAATTGATCAGGCTGAGGAAGAAGAAGCGATTCGATTGGCACCTGCTATTGAGTTAAAAGAATGGGTCGTTAAAAACTGGCTAACCATTGGTGGTGAACTTCATAACCCAGATCATGATCACATTGCAGAGCTGCTACATGATGACGAGACCTTTTTAGCATTCGCATGGGCATCATCGGCATGTGTGGCTAAAAAACGCATGGTACTGGGTCAATGTGAAAAAGTGATGTTTAACCAGGGTGGCTGGAAGAAAGCACGCCAGGAACAACAGATGCGGGATTGGTTTGGATTTGTACCTCAATACTTAATTACGGTAGATGCAGCATTTTGTGAGCAAACTTCAGATCGTGAGTTTTGTCGTTTGATTGAACATGAGCTTTATCACATCGGCGTTGAACGCGATGCAGATGGCGAAATTATCTATAGCGATATGACTGGGCTACCTAAGCATTATCTGGCTGGCCACGATGTGGAAGTGTTCTTTGGTGAAACAAAACGATGGGGTGCGGATGAGTCAGTAAAACGACTTTTGGAAATTGCCAAGAATGCACCATTCGTATCAGAAACTAATATTGCTGCGTGTTGTGGGAACTGTGTGATTGGATAGAGTCTTAGGGCTCTTTTTTTTGGCCATCTTGTACGACGTAGAACGACAAAGAGGTGTTTATGGCAGCACTAAAAGAGCCTGTAAAAATGTTTATAGTTCAGTCTCTTGCTTGCTTTGAAACCCCTCAACAAGTAGCAGACTCGGTAGAAGAAATATACAAGATCAAGATTGATCGTAAGCAATGCCATAGCTATGACCCAACAAAATATGCAGGTCGTAATCTCAGTAAAAAACTAAAGGACTTATTTGAGCGAACACGCAAAGACTTCCGTGAAAATGTTGAGGATATTGCGATTGCGAATAAGGCTTTCCGGTTGATGGAACTTCAAAAGATGTATGAAGATTCTGGAAAAAATAAACGGACAAAACAAAATCTGCTGAAACAGGCATTCCAAGAAACTGATGGTCGTGTGACTAAGCAAGAAATTACCGGTAAAGACGGTAAACCTATTGAAACAGTAAGTTCAAACGTGCCGACTGAAAGCTACCTGAAGGCAAGGGAGCGGGTTTTAGATGAGTATTGATCCAGCACGTGAATTGGCAATACAACTTGAGGCTCAGGAAGATCTGTATTTCTTTTCGCGCTATATGTTTAAAGAACGTCGTAAGTATAAATGGCTGCATAACTGGCACCATCGAGTAATTTGTGATGAATTAATGAAGGTGTTTCAAGGTGAAACCAAGCGTCTAATCATTAACGTTCCACCGCG